ACCAAATTTAACAGCTGCTTATAAGTCGCTGGCTAAGTACGCAAAACCATTTATTAATATGCCACCTGATCAGATTTATTGCTTGAATAAGGCACATGATTGGATGTCAAGGCATTTTGGACCCTATATGCGAGATGCAAATATAGTAACACTTGATGAAGCTATCAGTCGGTTGGACATGAGTTCAACTTGCGGTAGTCCTTTTAATGAGGAATTTAAGACGAAAAGTGATTTGTTTGAGGGTGATCCCCATATCAAACAGTGGTTAGAAGATGATTGGAATCGTCTTGCCACAGATCCAAATTGGACCTGTATCTTTTCCTCCTCGCTTAAGAAGAGTTGAGGCCAATAGTTAAGATTGAAGAGAATTCTCTTAGAACTTTTGCTGCCGGTGCTGTTGATGCAACGATTCAAGGAAATCGCCTTTTTGTTGATATGAATGAAAAGATGTATGCATCGCACTTAAAAACCTCTTCAGTGATCGGTATGTCACCATTAAAAGGAAATTGGGATTTACTGTATACTAAGTTGAATGTATTCGGAAAAGGATACGCCTTAGATCAAACCCAATATGATTCTTCACTAAGAGAATTTCTTATGTGGGGTTGTGCAAGTTTTCGATGGGGTTGTTTGAGAGAAGATCTTAAAACACCCGAAAACTGGAACCGACTTCGCACTTATTATAGAAACTTAGTGCATACCCTGATTTTGACTCCGGAAGGAATACTTCTAATGAAGAAAGGAGGAAACCCGTCAGGATCAGTTAATACTGTTACAGATAACACGTTAATCTTGTATTGGATTCTCGCATATGCTTGGATACGAATGGTACCGGCAGAAATGTGTTTCTTGGAGAAATTTGAGGAGCATACTGCAAAGGCATTGCTTGGAGATGATAATACTTGGACTGTTTCAGATTATGCTCATGAGTGGTATAATGGAAGAAGTGTGATAGAAACTTGGAAAGAGTTAGGAATCACCACCACAACGGATACGCTAGAACCGCGATCCGCGAGCGAGCTGGATTTTCTTTCAGCACATACAGTTTTCATGAATGGGAGAGCTGTTCCTTTGTATGATAGGAATAAGTTGATGCAATCACTTTTGTTTGCTCCCCAGGAACATATAACACCAGAAACAACTCTAACACGAGTCTGTTGTCTGTTGCAAATTGGTTGGACTGATTTGCCTTTTCGAAAATATTGTCGAGCCTTGATTGAATTTCTTTTAGAGAGATACGATCGGCTTTTGATGAATGATCAAAGGTGGATTATAGCCAAATGTAACATACAGAGTGATGAATTTTATTATCGCTTGTTTACTGGAGCAGTTTTGCAACCGCAAATGTTCCATCGTCTTTATGATGAAGAAGAAAGCTTTTGTAAAACGTTTGATGACAATCGCAGAACGACATGGATAATGTCGATGCGAAGTTATTTATCTGATGAAGAGGAGTTGGAGCCTCACATTGGTTTAGGATATCAGGAGCTAGAAGAAAGATTAAACAAGCCTGATATTGAAGAAATTATGTCTTCAAATCAAACGAAAGGAAAGAAAAATTCACGTCGGAGAAACCGGCGACGTGGAGCCCGAAAAGGGTCAGCTACTGGAATGTCAAAAGGGCAACTCATTGCAATGATGGGAGGTCAAGCCCAAGGTGGACTTGGACGCCGTCGACCAAAGCGAAGAGCTGGACGGCGTGGAAGAGCTGGTGGAAAGGGTGGAGGTCGAAGAGGCCCACTTGGAATTGATGGTGTTGGTATTGGACGTGGAGGAGAAATTATAAATTCTCGAACCCACTCTGCTCCGGAGATTCGTGAAGGAGAAGAACTTATAGCTACTGTTCTTGGGTCGGTTGGCTTTGCCACGACTCAATTTAGCATTAATCCCGCGAATGCAACCACATTCCCTTGGCTTTCAAAGATTGCCCAATTGTTTGAACGTTTTGAGTTTGAAATGCTCTCGTTCCATTTTGGACATGATGTTTCTGGGTTCGCCACCCAAGGTCAAACCGGTTTGGTGTATCTCAGTGCTTTGTATGATGCTGCCGCAGCAGCTCCAGGTACTGTTTCCCAAATCGAAGCCACTGATCCTTTCGTGCCTTGTATGCCGAATCAGGATTCGTGTTGCCGACTTGATAAAAAGTCGATGCATCCGTCGAATGAACCCAAGTATTGCCTGCAAGGTAATCCTCCAGGGGCGACAGATATTAAGACCTACAATGTAGGCAGCCTTTTCGTGACAACAACGGGGATGGCTAATACCTCAGAAATCGGAAAATTGCGAGTTAAGTATCGAGTTCGTTTGTTTGATCGCATTTTGGATGCATCACAAACTGCAGCTCCGGCAAACTTTTCTGTTTCTTGGTTTCAGAGTACTGCTGCTCAAACCTATACAACAACTGTGGCTGCTACTGCTCTTAATGCTACAGCCACAACTAACGGTTTAACCATCGTTAATACTGCTGGATCTATGGTTCCACCTGCTGGAAATTATATAGTTGATTTTGAAGGTGGTTTTAAAGATACGTCGAATGAAACTCTCGCAATTATCATGGATTTTCAGAAAAATGCTGTTTCAGTTTTTGCCACAACACAAGGCAGACCTCAATGGAATGAAACGGCCTCAGCAGCCAATCAGATATTGTTTTTGTCTGGTTCAGCTTTTGTTACAGCAAATGGTACAGATGCGTTTACGCAGGTTGCGACCTTAACAGGAGCTGTTGGAACCCTTACTGGTTCCACTTCTGTCCGTTGGACGGCTGTTTAAAGCTTTAGGCTTTTCGGGCTCCGAAGTGTGGTTCATGACCACCGCCCGGGACTATGTCCGTATGTGATTAAAGCATGAGTTTATGGTTGAATTTGACACAAATAACAACTCGCTTGCAGGATGAGCGTAGAAACCTGCCAAAAGTATGCCCTTTTCAAAGGCAACAGGCACCGACCAAGTGTTGAAACTGGCTCGAGGGATGTTCCTACCTATAAAAATTGGAAACTAGAGGATGCGCCTACTTGAAATAATTGGCGAAGTCGAAAGGCGAAATAACCCTTGGTGAGGAAAAACACCCGTGCGCTTCAAGCAAGAAGCGAGATAAATTTGAGAACGAATAAGCACCCTTTGAATGGTGTTCGCCCATGTAAACCTCGCTCTAACGACAAGTTCGATTGCTATGAGGCCATGGATGTACGATTCCGTTTTGAAAGGAGCGTTCGTAACTCTCTTTACCCGGTTATTTCCCGCACGCAAATAAGGAAA